AAATATTATTAATATTTTTGTTTATAGTTTTAGGAACTCAAATTTAATATAAAATGCATGAACGAGTTAATACATACATCAAAAAGCTAAGAGAACTAACCGACTCATCCCTAAATAGGGATTTTGGGGAACGCCCAGGTAAGTTTAAATAGTAAAATCCACGCTACACAACATTGCTCATAGTTGTGTCAGTAACTATTCTACTATTGATTGTTTGGTTTCGACATAATCATCGCCGAGTTTAGAAGCCTTATAGTATTCGCTCTTCAATTGACTCCAAGTTGGAAGAGGTAAATCTTCGAACCAGAGTTCAATATCAAGTTGTACAATAAGTTTTTTAAACATTTCACGTTTTTGCTTAAACACAGACATACCATACCAGAAATATTCTCGTATAGCGCTGTGTATGACAGCAGTGCATTGTTCTTCAGAACAAATACTTTTAGATCTAGACCACACCATGAGAGATTTATCAATAGATGTGTGTTCTATAGGACAGACATAGAACTCTAAATCAGGGTCGAAACGCCAAGTTCTTTTTAGAAAAGAGGCATTATCAATGTGGATGAAAGGGACACTTTCACTCACTTTATCGGCCATAGTGTAGGTAACACCAAACTGACTTAGAGCATTCTGAATAGTGGTGTGATTAAACCATGAAATGGCAGGATTAACTCCCATAACATTATCATCACCATACGTCATAAGCTTAACATTCTCACGGAAATCAGGCACTTCTTTCTTAGGGTTAGACACTAAATAAGAATATCTGATATATAAAGAATTCACAAGACCATTGATTATAACAGTTAATGGATGTCCAGAAGGATTAACTCCAATGAACTCACACAAATCACCATTAAAATCCATAAGGGGATAAGTAGTATCCATACAAATAGATTCAATGACCTTTAAATCTTCTTCATCATAATTTCCAGAGTGCTCACAAATAATACGTATTATATTAAATGCTTCTTTCATAAACACAGGATGCATGTGTTTATCGAAATATTTATAGTCACCAGCAACTATAGATTCATCTCCAAAAGTGGTAAGAAATTCACGTAAATCATTCCACTCTTTCGATTGAGC